GTGATCCTGATTTACACTAACCGTTATAAATAATCTATATAATATACTATGTAGAGGTTTTAAATGGTTTTAAATGATTTTATGGGTATCGACGGATTCCGTTGGTTCATTGGAGTGGTGGAAGATCGGAATGATCCAGAGAAAGCTAGTCGAGTTCGGGTTCGTTGTTTTGGTTACCATGACGATGACTTAGAGAAAATTCCAACTGAGGATTTACCGTGGGCTCAAGTTTTAGCGCCCACTGATACGCCTTCAATGGCTGGAATGGGTAATACCCCTCACTTTCTTGTTGAGGGTTCGCATGTGTTTGGATTTTTTCTGGACGCAAATTTTATGCAACGCCCAGTTGTTATTGGTACTATTCCAGGCAAACCAATAGATGAAGCTAATCCAGAAAAGGGTTTCAGTGACCCCACGGCAAGATATCCTAAAACTTTAAACGAACCAGACACGAATAGGTTAGTTCGTGGTTCGATTGGTGAGCAACATCCATCTCTCTTGAAAAGAAGAGGTATGCAAGTATCTGATGTTCCTCTATCAACAAAACCTCATCTTGCAACTGGTGTTCAACCTGGCGCTGCGAAAGATGAAAGAAAGACTTGGAATGAGCCGGACGCAAAGTCAAATGGCCCAACACGGTATCCGTTTAATCATGTGCATGAAAGTGAAATCGGACACATCCATGAAATTGATGACACACCAGGCGGAGCTAGATTACTACAACAACACATAACAGGAACATTCACAGAGATACATCCGAAAGGAGATAAGGTTGTAAAAGTTGTAGGTGAAAGTTACGAGATTGTAATCAAAGACAAAAGCATACTCATAGAGGGCGACCTTAATTTAACGGTAAAGGGTAATAAGAATGAACTCGTACAGGGAGATTACGTCTTAGAAGTTGAAGGTGACATGTTCACTAAAATTCATAAGAACCAAAGAATACGAGTTGGTGCCAGAGGTGAAGCTAAAGGTGGTGGTAATCGTGAAGAGGAAATTGTTGGAAGTCATGCCTTTGATATTAGACAAGGTGTTAAGGGGAGAGTAGGTAGCGCAGAGGAAGGCAATCGAGACTTTGATGTTACGATAGGGGGCAACGAGACTAGAATAGTTGGCGGAACTTATGACCTAAATGTTACAAAAAATCTTACACAGATATCTTTGGCTGACATACTGATAAATGCTAAAAATAATATGTCACTTAAAACAACAACAGGTATTGTTGCGATTGGCGCTGGTAGTAACGTGAATATTCGGTCATCTGCTGAGATGAAAATTAAATCTGGTGGTGCATATAAACTTCAATCAGTTGGCGCTGCTAATGAGACATTTGACTCAACATATCGTGTAGACTACAAAGGATTGAACGAGTTCGATCATAGTGGTGATAGACGTATTATGGTTGGTGCTGATAGTTATGCTAGACACGCAGCTGGTGTTGACCATTCTTGTTCTGATGATCCATCTAGAACGACTGCAAATGATTGCACTGACCCAACAGCGCCGACATTACCGTAGGAGAGTTGAATGGTTGATTTTACTACACCAAACTTATGTGGAGCAAGTGAGCAGTTTAATAAACTTGCTGGTCAATTTTCTAGTATCAAAGACTCACTTCAAGGTTCATTGGAAGGTGAGATTGATGCTTTAAAAGGTGAACTGACAGCATCACTAAGTGTTCTTGAAGCAGATATTAAAGGATTGATTCCAGAGTTGCCAGATATCCCTGATATTAGTTTGATATCAGAGGTGCAGAACTTTCTTGCATTGCCCGCCGGGAGTTTGGCAAGTCTAAATGCTTTAACATCATTGACCTCACAATTTGGAGCGGGCCTTGCTGCAGCTGGTCAAGATTTAGACTCACTTATCTCTTCGGCATCAAGTGCGTTGAGTGGCGGCATAGACTTGTGTGGTGGGACGATACCTAATTTTGTCATTGGTCCAGATGGTTCGGTAAAAGAAAAACCACAAGATGCAGGGATGCCGGATGGTGATCCTGTAGATGAAGATGGTGCAGAACTTATAACCCCATCCGCTGAAATCTCAGCAGTAAATGCATCAATAGAGTCTGATGCTGATAGTGCAGCTTCAAGTTATAAAGAAAAAACCTCAGAGGTGAGGGTTGTTATTCCGTCTGAAACTGGAGAGATAAGTAATGCGACACAAGATGAATTTAATAAAGCAGATGCTGTTGCTGAAGCCGCTGCGGTAAAAGCAAAAGTTCCAAGTGAGCCACAAACCGCAAAAGTAAAAGATGCAGTATTAACAAATAAAACTTTACCACCTAAAGAACCTGTTATTAAACCAGTTGATTTATCAAGCGATGAGGAGGTTGAAATAATATCATTGAAAAATCTACAAGATGATGTGAGTGATTTTGAAAATAATTTGGTGTCTGAATTCAAAAGACTCAGACATCTTTGCATAAAATATAGAAAAAAATCTCCTTATAACATAATAGCAGATGGAAAAAGAAAAATTATTAATGATAAAAAGAAAAAAGCAGTCCCACCTGGCCGGACTGCTGGGAGAGGCTTTACCGTAAAGGGTTTTGAAAGATACTATCGACAACAAATCAGTCGATTGAGAACACGATTTAAAGAATTAAATAGAAAAATAGATTTTAGAAGAGATTTGATATTAACAGGTAAAACAACAGAAAGAGCCCAAAGAGAAGGACGATCTACAGCTGGTACAGTTGGAGCACAAAATGTGGGAAAACTTGAAGATGAATTCACTGAAATCAAAGAGGGCCCAAGAGAAGGCCAAGGTCAATTCGGCGAAGAGCTTATAAAAAATATGGACGAAGCTTACACCATTGCAGAAGAAACCTTTTCGGTGCCGATATGATAATAAAAAAAATAGTTACGCTTAATGTATTATATTGGTTGCCAGATTATAATAATGTCTTGCAACAATTTACTTGGCAGACAAAAGACATAGTTCCAGAGTATCCAAGGGTACACGAATTTTTGAATTACTGGCATAAGGAAATTGATGCCGTGATAGCAGAGGTTCAAATTGCTCATAGTGATAATCATGAATATCGACCAGTGAAAGAATTTAAGATTCTAGATTAAAATTTACCCTTATAAATAAATCAAGGAGTAATCATGTCAGGATTTACAGACGCACAAGGACAGAATGATATATCACGCAATGTGCGTCAGTATCGTGATCTTGATCTTTTCTTTGGCAGAAAGCCAGTCAGTAAAGATATTAATGTTGTAACAGATGTCACTAATATAAAAAGAGCGGTTAGAAATTTGGTATTAACAAATGTATACGAGAAACCCTTTCATCCAGAGATATCTTCCGGCATCAGAGGTATGCTTTTTGAAAATATGACTCCATTAACATCCATAGTTTTAACTAAGAAAGTAGAAGATGTAATTGAAAATTTTGAACCAAGAGTTAGGTTGATGGGAGTATCAGCAAGACCAAATTTAGATCGTAATGAGTATGAAATGACAATTGAATTCTTCATCAAGAATTTTCCTACAGAACTTATTACAGTAGATGTATTTCTAGAGAGATTACGATAATGGCCATAGATGATAAAAGACTAATTGTTTCAGATTTTGATTTTGATGATGTTAAGTCAAATTTAAAACTATTTTTAGAAGCACAAACAGAATTTACGGATTATGATTTTGAAGGTTCTGGTATGAGTGTCCTTTTGGACATTTTGGCATACAACACTCACTATCTTGGTTTTAACATGAATATGCTTGCAAATGAAATGTTCTTAGATAGTTCATCTCTTCGTTCAAGTGTCGTTTCTCATGCAAAAACTTTAGGATATGAAGTTGCGTCTGTTAGAGCTGCAAAAGCAGAAGTTGATGTTACATTATTCGATTCTGTCAAATCAACTGGAACAATACCAGCAGGAACGGTTTTTACTGCATCAGTTGATTCTACGAATTTTCAATTTGTTACGATAACTGATTATACAGAGTCAAATACTGGAAGTCAAATAAGTTTTGCAAATGTTCCAATATATGAAGGAACATTTGTTACAACAAGAATTACAGTTGATAAGACAGATGTTGAACAAAGATTTGTT